TCATCATTAAGTATTCTTACTTCACCACCATCAATGTTAATCCGAGAACCTGCATAACGTGCAAAGACAACCCAATCACCAGTCTTGCACCACGGGCCTTCCGGAAATTTTTCTTTATCATAACAATATGGACCTTGTGCTAAAACTAATCCACATGTTGAAGCAACTTGTTGCTTCTCTAAAGTTTCTTGACCAAAATAAATACCACCTTTAGATTTTTCTTTCATTTTAAATGGAAGAACAATCATTCTCCAACCAGTTGGTTTAGGTAGTTTACTAGATTCTTTTTTCTTTAAACGCTCGTAAGCGTCTTCTTCTTTTTTTTCTTGCTTTATATTTTCTTCTTTATATTTTTCTTCTAATGCAAGTTTAACTTTTGGAGTCTCCTCTTGGCTTGAGGTCGACGATGTTTTCTCTTTTGGTTTCATTTTGCTCCTTAGTAGTTAGCAGGTTAGAGATTTCCTGTAATGTGTATTGATAAGCGTGTGCTTGGCCTAACATATACTTATATTTCTCCATATTGTCAATACTTCCAGATAAAAGTTGTTGTCCAATATTTTGATATGAGTCTTTTAAAGCTTTTTGTAGTTTAGTGATTACTATTAGATCGTCCATTTTTGTTTTTTCCTTTCTTGGTTGCTTTTGTAATTATGTCAGCAAGACTCTGAAAAAATGAGTCTATGCCGCCACAAAATCTGTATATTAATTTATCTAACATTTCCATCTTCTTCTAGCTTGTCTAATTCTAGAATTAGGATCATTTCTAGTTTTAGCAGAAGATCGTTTAAGTTGTCCGAGTGATCTCGCACAATATGATTTTCTTCTTTTAGCTGCTTTAGATCCTGGTTTAACTTTACCAGTTACAGCTGTCTTTAACTTAGATCCAGGATTGGCTCTTCGATAAGCTTTTACACCTTTAGCTGTCATTCCAGCACCAGATTTAGTTGGTCTGTAATTAGCTCCTGGTCCTTTTGTTGTTTTTCTAATAGTCATTATATTTTTTGTAAATTTGGATTAGTAGATAATATATTTTTTTCTGCTCTAGGTCTAGCTAAAGAATCCTTACTTCTTTTTCTAAGTTGAGCAATAGCAGACTCTTTCATTTGCTTTTGTTTTTTTAATAGTTTTAAATCTTTTTCTAAGTTCATTATTTTTTCTTTACAAATGTTTTAACATTAGTTGGTTTACCTCCAGGATTACCGGCTGCTCTTTTTCGTCTGACAGCACTCGCCTTTTGACCTTTTGTCATCCGTGTGGCTTTTGCAAGTGGTACGCATTTTGGATACTTCCTCTTGCTTCCCTTGCTTCTCCCGCATGGTTGATATTTTCCGTTCTTCTTTGGCGCTCCAATGTCTACCCATTTCTCTGATACCCATTTTCTTAAGCCACCTTGCTTAGCCATTATTTTTTCTTCTTAGTTTTTTTCTTTTTGCCACCTGGTTTTATTTTACCAGAACATACAGCAGAGCCATACATGTTTGCGTATGCCGAGGGGTAAACTTTAAATTTACGCTTGGCTGCCGCTTTACCTTTTGCACAAAGTTTAGCCATTACTTCCAGCCCTTCTTTGCTCTTTTAGGTTTTCCTCTTTTAACTAATCCACCTTTACTCATATTCTGTCTTCTAAGTTCTAAAAAATCTTCTGAATCCATATCAATCTCATCCGCATTTGCAGGACTAGAATCAAACATTGTTGATAGTACAATTCCTAATGGAGTATATTTTTTCATACGATATAGATTTTTAAAAACATTTGTTTTTGCTTTACCTTCTAGATCTAATGAATTAGCTTTTGCAAAAGCTTTTGTGTATCTATTATTTTTTTGTTTTTTTGCAGGTGTAGTTTTATCGGTTAAACCTTCTTGATTAGCAAGTTTAACATAATTTCTTCTGCTTCCTTTTTGTTTTGCTAATTTTATAAATTTATCTCTAATAGACATTAACTACAAGCTCTCATTCCTTTTTTATAACCCATTCTCTTAGCAACTTTTGGAGCCACCTTTTTTAGTTTTCTAATTCCTTTGCCTTTTTTACCAGCAGGTATTTTTTTCTTTGGTTTCATTATTTTTTTCCTCCTTTAAATATTTGTGTACCCTTTATACCAAAAATTGATCCCACTACAAGAATCCAAAGTGTACTGAACCAAGTCGGGAGTGCCGCGAAATGTTCGAAGAAAGTTTTTACTTTCTCTAAAGCGCCAGGATCGTCCGAGAAGACTCCCCACGCGAGCACCACTATGGGCGCCGACAAAATTACGAGAACGAACTCGTCCTTGTAATCATTTTGACGTGCTTCTAATAATTTTCCTTGGTAAGCTTCTTCACCACGGGCTTGTCTTTCAGCATGCAGTAATTGTGCATCTGACATTGCGACTTTTGCCTTCTGCTTGTTAGCGTAAATTTTACTTCCAGCAGATACGGCTAATTTTATTGCCGACAACCACATGATTTAGTACCAATCTGCTTTGCTTTTCTTTTCAGCAAGCATTCTTCTTTGACCTTTTACTTGTACAGATTGAGTTTCATTAGGTTTTGTCATTTCAGTCTCAACTCCACCTTTTAACATCCCATCTTTATCAGTAAACATGTCGTGATGAACATGAGTCATTCCTGAATGTGCTGTTTTTTTAGTTTTTGCCATTTTTTTCTCCTGTTATTACTGTTTAAACAAGTTTTTTTAGTTTTACAATCAGTATTTTACCCATTATTTTTTAATGCATGTTGTAAAACAGTTTTTTCAATGGAAGTATCGGCTCTTAAGTTAGCTAATTCTTCATTTTGTTCTAATTTTTGTTGATCAGTCATCTGATTCATCATTGCTTTCATCTTATCAAGGTTAATTCTGTCATCATCCAGCTCTTTTCTTCTATTATTTTCAGCTGATCTGATATCAAGTTCTCTTGATTTTAGTTTTGCAATAGGATCATTGCCAAAATCACCATTAATTTTCTTTTCTTCTTGTAAATACTCGTCCATCATTTCTGCAACTAGTACTGCTTTTCTAGATTCTATCTTCATATTTAATTCCATAACCATTTGTTGCATTTTTGGGTCTTTCATTGCTTGAGGATTTTGTTGCATTGCTTGTAATTGTTGTATTTCATTTACAAATTCCATTTCAATTTGTTCTAAAGCCATTAATGAAATGTGTTCAAAAATATTTTTCTGTAATGATGCACTAATTGGTGGACTATTTTTAGCCATGTTAGTTGACATAAAATGTAGATGAGCTGTTATGTGAGCTCTATGATCCTGTCCTTTAAAAGCCTGGAAAGGTACACCAGATAACGCATCAATATGTTCTAATGATGGATCTTTTGGCATTGGTTGAGGTGGTTTTTTTAAAATTAAGTCAACATTTTTTACACCTAAAGCTTCATACATATTTCTATAAGCTTGATATAGATTATGAATCTGTGGATTAGATTGAGCTAATTGTAATTCAGTTTGAGCTAAAGATATTCTTTGAGTTTGAGAAAATATATTTGGATCTGCAACTGGTATTATATCTACTCTATCATCAAAGTCAGTTTGTTTAACCATCTTTTGACCACCAACAATATCATAAGGATATTCTTGAGGTAGGTATAATTTAAATACACGAGATAATAATTTAAATTCATTTTTAAGTGCAGCATATAATCTTTTGTGGATTGCAGACATTGTTCTTGATCCACGTTCCAACAAGGCAACTGTCGTCCCCACTGCAGCTTGTTGATTACCCTCACCTACTTGCATGTCGGCAATAGATGCAAATCTTTGCCCTGCTTGTACAACGACACCCATAAGTTGAAGAAGTGTTGCACTTGGCTCTTTAAACGGAAGCGTCATAAAAGAGTCTTTGATGTTTCCACCAGGAGCATCTACATCCCTAAATTCACCAGGTTGTATAGATTGTGCATCATCCCTAATTCTAATTCCTCTTTGTTTAAATCCTGCTGGTAAGTTAGATAAAGTTCCTGCATCCAATAGACTTCTTAAAGCCGATGTTGCAGTTCTAGATAATCCACCGATCATGTGAATTAAACCAAAACCATAAAAACCTAATCCAGGTAAAAATTTAAAATGAGAAAAGTAAGAAATTTTTTGTCTAAGCGCATCACCTATTTCATAATTTCTTCTAATAGATAATACTTCTCGAGAGTTTGTTTCGATCGTTACAATATAAGGCAGTTTGATACCAGTCATTTCCCCATCGGGTCCTCGATCTTCAAAACCTTCTAAGTCAAGGTTAACATGACACTCAATCAATGTAAATACATCTTCTGCTCTTCCACTTGATCTTGTTCCTTCAAGCTCGTTTTCTTTTTTATCTAGCTCATCTTCATCAGCATAGCCTGGGTTTAATTCTATATCTCTATAAAATCCTGCGACTTGTTGTTTTCTTAAATCGTTTTCAGAAATTTTAATTCTATGCATAATTGCTTCTGCATCTTCTAATGAGGTAGCACTGTAAGGAACTATTAAATCATCTGCAGGAACAAACTTAGATACAGCTCTTCCTAACAATTCATCATAATAAACTTTTTTAAAAGTAGAACCTGCTAATGGTAAATAAAATAACATCTGATCAAAGTCAGCTTCATATTCTTTCATAACATCCATTAATTGGTAATTCATAAATTCTTTAACTCGTTCTGCTTGTGCATTTTTTTCTGGAGTCATTGCACCAATAATTTGAGTTCTTACAGGTCCTTGAGCCGGGAGCAATTCTTTATAGGCTAAAGATTGAAATTGAGTAACTGCTTCAGCAAGTACAGGATGTGTTGCACCAGCTGCACCTTGGAAAGGTTCAGTTCTATCTTCATATTTAAATCCTAAAAGATCTAAACCTTTTACATAAGCTTGTTCCCAGTCTTTTCTTGATGTTCTGTAATCTGTATAATTAGAAATTAATTCTGAACCAAGAGGCGCTAATGTTTCCTCTGGTAGTAACTCAGCTAAATTATCGTAATGATTTTCTGATTGAGCTTGATTAAAGGCTCCCGGCTCAAAATTAATTTCTACTCCTCCATCTGGAGTTGGGGTAATTTCAGTTTCACCTTGATTAGGTAATTCTTCTTGTAACTCAATATCTTGTTCAGCCGCTGCTTCAGCGCCTTCTATTTCAATTTCTTTTCTAACTTCGTTTGGAAGTGCTTTGTCTATTGTTGCCATTAATTTTCTCCGATTTTACATCTTTAACAGTATTATACTCAACATTCAAGCCTTGTGATAATGGGCCAGATTTTGGAGGTACAGTTGTTGTAAGTCTTTTATACTTACTAGGGTGTTTAAATACAAATGTCATTTACCAATAATATGTTCGTTTTTTTCTTGGAAGTTCTATATCTTTATAGTCTTCTGGGTGAATAATCAACCCCCCTTGTCTAAATCTCATTAATGCTTGAGTTGTTGAATCGACTAAATCATCATGATCTCCATATGGAAAAGATGCACACTCTTCAATTACTTCTTGTGCAAACTCCTTATCTGTAGGTGCCCAAACCATTCCGGACTCAAACAGAGGGGCTACAGAATTTACACGGCTGTGTTTATCGTTACCTTTTGATGGAGTATAATTAACGACGGGTATCCCCATCTGTCTGAGTTCATAAGTCAATGGTAGACCAGAAGCTTTTGCTTCAACTAAAACTGTTTCAGGTTGCCAATAATCATATTGTTCTTTTGCAATACGTCTTAGATCTGGAAACTCTAATCGTTCTTTCATTGCATCTAATAAAATTATATGTTGTGGATCACCTTCATTTTCTTGAAAGACTCCCCAAGTAGTAATAGCTGAAAAGTCAGCTGTTTCTTTTTTTAAAAATGCTGTGTCATAACTTTGTATAACATGTTGTAAAGGTGGTAAATATTCTTTGTCCCAATTTTGCCACCACTCTCTTTTTAATAATGCACCTTCTTCAGCAGTTGGATTTTGCATATACTGTGCATTCCATTTTGCAATACCAGCTGAAGCTTTTACTT